ATATCTTCTTTTAACTTGGCAAGTTCATTGTATCTATTTGTTAAATCAAGTGCAGCCTGCGCTTCATTTTTCATCGCAACAAAGTTACCGTGCTCGGATGACTGCCTGTCTCGCTCCAAAATTGCGGATTTCAGTTGCTGCATTTCCCTGTAACGCTCATTAAGCTCCTGCGCCTGTTTTGATTCGTTAACAAGCGTCACGAATGCTCCATGAGCCTCCATTTCCTTGTCGCGTCTTAAGATATCTTCTTTTAACTTGGCAAGTTCATTGTATCTATTTGTTAAATCAAGTGCAGCCTGTGCCTCATTTTTCATCGCAACAAAGTTACCGTGCTCGGATTGTTCCTTGTCTCTACGAAGAATGCCTGCTTTTAGTTCCGATAACTCCTTCAGCCTTTTGCTGAGATTCGCAGTTTCCTGAGCCTGAATACCCATTTGGGCCGCTATATTTTTAAAATCCTCAGCGATTTCTTTGCTATTCTCTCTATTAAAGTTCTTAAATAACTTCTCAGCAGACTTTCTTCCGGACTCAGTTTTTAGATCCAACTCCGAAAGTACTTCTGAAATTTCTTTCAGTTTTGACCTAACATTGCTGTCTTTAATGTTTAAGTCAAACCACAAGTCACCTAAATTTCCACCTGCCATATCCTGAATATTTTAAAATTAGAGTTTATTGTTTAAGTAATCAGCAAGGCTTATCTTCTTGCCGATGAGGCTTCCCTCATTCTTCTTTTTCTCCATCCACCTGTCGTAGAGGTCATCCATCTCCTTCTTGGTATGCTTCTTCGGACCACCTTCCTTCTTCGTCTTTGGATAGACGACAAGAGGCTGGTCTGCAACCATAAGGTCAATCTGTGCCGATGAATAGCCCCACCAGTAGTCGTAGGCTGCGATGAAGTACTTACGCTGAAAGAGGAAACCGAACTTCTCCGCTAGTGAGAAGGCTGCTCCCCAGCTTGTTCTGCTTGGATAGCTTTTGCTTCGCTCCTCGTCATCGTCATCATCACGTCCGTCATCCCGGTCGCTAATATGGTAGCCAGTGAGAATGCGTTCGATGGAATTTTTTTTTTAGAAACATCGAGGACTCTCAGAACCTCGGCCACGTCCACATCCTTAATGTAGTAGAGCCAGCGCCAGTAGATCCAATACAGGAATCGAATCTTCCAGATGTTGTTGAGGAGAATGCAGACGCAAATCTTGACGTTGCGCTTCCATTCATTCTTCTCCTTCGCCCGGATATGGGAACACTTGCTCATGGTTCCCTTGCGAAGCCAGCCGAGCTTGTGCTTCTTTCCTCTGAACACGAACTCGGTAGGCTCGTCGTGCAGCACGCTGTCAAGCAACTCCTGCAAGTCCACTGAAGGCTGCTCTATTTTCTTTTCTTCTGCCATGATTGTATGCTATTAAATGAAGAAGGGCGGCACGGCTGTTGATTAGCCTGCCGCCCAACGGTTTGTTATCCTGAATCTAATTACCTAAAGAAGCCTATACTTGATTAACCGCCAATACCGGCAGCTGGAGCCTTAGTGAGCCAAGCGATGCTGCGCTTACCTGCACCCTCGATAGAACCTGAGAACTTGAACGCAACAGGCTCAGTACCTGAGTTATCCCACTGCAAGGTAGCGTAGAGAGCGATGTTGGTGATAACCATGAGGTTCTCCTTCTCGTCGTCAACGATGACGATAGTACCCTTGATCTTGAACTTCTTAGGCTCAACAGCAATACCTGTAAAGCCGGTAGTAGCGTCGAGGGTAGTATCACCAGTACTCTTCAGGGTAACCTTGGTCAGCTCTGTGATAGCGTCCTCGCCGAACATAATTTTCAGCAAGTCCTTTGCCTTTGAAGGAACAACGAACTCTACGTTGAAGTCACCGAGCTCTGCGGTTGTTGCCCAGTCGCCTGCAAGACCGATAACCTTGTAGTGGTTGATTGTTGGGTCATCCATAGTCGCCTTCAGCGAGTCAACGGTAACCGGAAGCTCGACCTCTGGGGTGATGTCAACTGTAGCCTTGCTCAAATCGGTAATAGCCTTTGAGTAGAGCAGAGTTTTAGGACCATTGAAAATGTCCTTCATCTTGTCAATAGTTGTCATAGCCATAATCTAAAATATTTTAAATTGTTATACCTGAATACTTATTTCGTACGTAACCTTCCCTGTATGATCGTTACAGAAAAACCAGCTCCGTCGTCGGACTGAATAGCGATGTTCGGCCTGGTAACGATGATGTTGTCTGTTGAAATTGGAAATCTTTCGAGGACAGCCTTGACTTTCTTATCCATTTCCGAAGGACTGAAACCATTCGGATTCGCCGAGGAGACCTTATCTCTTACATACACCTCTATCTGGATAGTGGTAGTATAGTAGTTATAGGAGCCATCGTAGTTCATCTCGTTGTTCCTGATTGTGTACGGAGCACTTACGACGATGTAGCTACATATTTTGGTATCCACAGCCTTAGGACGATTCCTGGGGTACACCTTGTCGCATATACCCTTTACGGCGTTTCCTAAGTCGAAATATATCTGCTTGATATCTACCATAGCTTACAGTTTGTTAAAAGTTGAACTATTGGCGTACACTACGCAGGCATCGAACATATCTGGAAGAGACTCGTATGTGTTGTAAACTGTCTCGAAAATGCGGTTCTCCTTATCGAATACTGCATATTCAACAGGACATATCGCAACGAGTGCCCAGTCTTTCCCGGTAGATTTCACCTTTCCGATACGTCCGTATAGAAGGTTAGGGCCCCACTGGTGACCGCCACCGACTGAACCGGTGTAGCCCTTGTTCTCGCCTCCGTCGTAGTAGAACGGGAGATTATATTTTTCTCCCTCCGCCAGTGTAACTCTCGTTGGCGCTTTTTCACCCTTCGAGGCACGCACCATGTAAATGAGCTTTCCTTTGTAATACACTGCTGCATAGAACGAAGTATATGCGTTACCGGTGATATTGTAGAACGTCCTGTTCTCTTTGAAATAGTTGACGGTTCTGTGAGCAAGTTCCTGCATAATCGCAAGCATCTTGTCATACGCAAGCTTTTCGACCCTTGGCTTAATCTGATGCTCGAACTGCGCTCCAAGAGACAGACGCTTTCCGCTAAAGTATTTCGCCATAATCTAAACCCTTGTCAAATTCCAATATACAACAGTCCTGTTATTATCCGGCTCGCAGTCCTTGACCATACCTACCTCGGTATTGTTGCCGACAGTGGAGTAGATGGTGTCGCCGTCAAGAGGACATCTGTCAGCATCCCATTCGTCATATCTGACAGGAATCGATGCCTTCCTCTTGTTCTGGTCGACGTTCTTGTCTCCCTCTGTAGTAGTATCGGTGTAGCTGCGTCCTTCGCCATAGTAGAGAATGATTTCCTTGTCCTCACCAACTGGAGCATCATCATCGGCGAACGGGTCATCAGGGTCGGCCTTTCCGACGACCTTCCTCACGATCTTGATGATGTGAGGGTATCTTGGGTTTCTGATGTTTTCCTTTTCCATACGCCTTATTTGATGATGTGAGGGAGAGGTTCTCCCCAAGGAGAATAATTCGCCCTCTTTACTCCGTGGGAGGTCACCCGGAAGGTGGACTTCTTCTTGAGCATCGAATCAGGCTCCAGCTCCGCATAGATAGCATTAGCCTCTGCCTTCATCTCGCTCCTGTCGTTGTCCGACATATCATATCCACCTCCCGAATGAGTCCATCCGTTATCGGTATCGGAGGTGTTGTTCACCTTGCTTGGGCCGAGAACAAACCATTTCAGCATGTCGGCATAGGCAAGTCTTACCTTGTCCTTGTCACAGGCATTCAGGTCTGTGCCGTCTGTAAGCTCCCTGTCGTGCATGATACCCAGCAGAGCCTTCATCGGCATCTCGAACTTCACCTTATTAATAAGGTAGTCGTTCACAGTGTAAATGTTCATCTCCGAATCCATAGTCATACAATCTTGTTACGTTAAAGAATTAACCCTTCTTGGTAATGTCGATAATCCAACGGTAAGGAGCATCGAGCATAGCTGGAACAGAAGCGAGGAACAAGTCTGTCTTGAACTCCTGGAACATACCGTTTGCGGTAACCATGTTACGGAGCAGACCGAGACCGTTGTTTGTCTGTGCCCAAGCTACATCCACGAGCTTGTTACCGAGGGTATCAAAGATTCGCTTGTCGAGAATCTCCTTGCGCATGAAACGCAATGGCTTACCAGCAGGACGAAGAACGACTGTGCCGTCTGCCCAACCACGAATCTCAGTAACGGTTCCATCGAAGCGCTTGTTGTGCTCAACCTCATCGACAATCTCGATAGAAGAAAGGCCATTGAGGTCAACAACAGACTTCAAGAACATTGCGTTGTTTGGACCGTAGTTCTGCAAGACTGCTACAAAGTTAGCGTTTGCCCAGCTCTTGTACAGCTCAGCAATCTGCTTGTTCTTCAAGAACACGTTGTTGTAGTCGTTCTTGGTCATCTGCCATACGAGAGGTACGCTGCGGTACTCGATATGGCTGTTGCGCCAATCCTCCTCAAACTTACGCATCTGTTCGAGCAAGTCGCAGCTTGCGTCGTTCCAAGCAAGATTACCTGCCTTCTTGAAGTTCTCAGCTGGAACCTTTGCGTCATACAGAGGCTCCTGGATACCGCGACCGATCTTGTCGTAGTCTATGACACCCTTAGAACTCAACTGAGCTGACATATAGGTCATAGTCATGTCGAGAGAGTCATACAATATCTGAACTTTGTCGAGATAAGCATCAACCAGGTCTGCATCGTTACCGAACTCATCCTGGAGAAGCTTCATCTTGTGATAACGCTCTGTCGCAGTCTCACGGAAGCCGTCAGCAGCGAAGTCTGGGATTGAAGCGGTGTACCACTCAATACCCTCGTGGTCGTTCTGATAGCCCTCGCCAAGAGGAGCACGGAGGTTCATCAAGGTTGCAGGGTTCAATGTGCGCAGACGAACCTTGAATGTTGCATCACCATTATTAGATGTAGGGGTGAGATTTGGGTCAATATCACCCTGTGTCAGATACCAGCCGTTGTTACAGCGCAGCACGCCGTCACGATTGATGAACTTCTGAAGGTAAGTGTTGTTACCCTTACCGGTGAAGAACTTCGCAAGCTTCTCGACACCAATATCAATTTTTGCCATAATCCTGAATCAATCTTTTTACGTTAAACAATAAGTTAAATGTGCCAGAACTCTGGGTAGAGTGACTTGTTCATCGCCTTAACGGCAGGAGGAACAGGACCCATGCGGTCAAGCCACATAACGCAGTCTGGATTCAACATACAGAAGTTGATGTTGTTACGAGGCTGATGATACTTGTCTCCGCCGGCATTGAAATAAGGGAAATCATTGTCGCTTGGAGCGAAGCAGTTAGGGTTAGTCACCATCGGCAATACGGATTCACCGGCACTAGCAGCCTCAACTAATACGTCACCAACTTTCAATGAACCGAGGGCAGCAGATAGAGTAAGCTTCCAAACATCACCTGCGGTGTCTTCTGTAGTTGCCTCGACAGCTGAAACAGTCACGCCCTTTGCCTTGGTCTTGAAATCCTTCTGGCCAATCATGATAGTATCGCCAGGGAATGGGATGTGAACGAAGCCATTGCGAACGATATAGATTTCTGTGTCTGTAGGCGCAGTAGTAGCCTTTGCTACGCCGTAAGCCTTCAGAATCTTAAATGTCGCACCAGGGCCGTCGTTGCCAGCTGTAAAACCAAGGTCGTGCTCAATCAAGTCGCCGGCGTAAATCTTAGCCTGACCCCTGAACGGATTGACGAGCTTGCCACCAATAGGTGGGTGAACGAAGGCATTCTTGATGAGTGCCTCAAGACCGGCAAACACGTATCGGGTTCCGCCGACCTTACCTTCTGTCTGAATGATGGTCGCACCGTGGTTAAGCATACCACGAGTACCCATCTGTTCCATGTAGGAAATAGAAGTGTTGTCCATAATCTTTTTACCTTTTTAAAATTGTTATCCTGAAATTACTTCTTGTCTCCACCGCCGAATCTCTTTTTTCGACGCTCGGCCACTTCTTCCATAAACTTGTCATCATCTGTGGACGTGCCTCCGCTAGACGTGCGACTGCCCTTTGCAGGAATACCGTTTTCACCAGTAGCTTCCTTGTATTCTGCGGTGTAGATCTTTTCAGCCTTAGAAACCAGGTCGTCGATGTTTACATCTTCGTCCGGAATCTCCAGCTTTGCGATTGCAGCATTGAGGAAGTAGTTCTTCATTTCAAGGTTCGCCTTGTCGAACTTATCCTTCAAACCTGCCTTTACAGACTCGATGGTTGCCTTCCTTGCAGCCTTCTTGTCTCGTTCTGCGTTAGCTTCCTTGAGAGCTTTGATTTCTTTGAGAAGCTCGTCGTACTTGTCGTCAGGATCGCTCTTGCCTTCACCTGCTTCCTTGCGCTTGCGCTCCTCTTCCTCTTCTCTCTTCTTGCGCTCGGCTTCCTCCTTGCTCTTCTTAATCTCATCAGAGACATTCTTATGCAGGTTTCCGTCCATGCGCTTAAGGCGGTTCGCTAACTTGGTTACCAACTTGGCATTTGCTGCCTCATCGTCACCGAAATCCTCCAAAACATCATCAAGTTCTTCATTGATGGTCTTCTGGCTAAGTGATTTGAACTTGGTGGTATCTACCTCCTTGTTCACTAATGACAGAAGTTCTTCTTTAGTCATGTTGTTTATTGATTAAAAATGTTATCCTGAAGCGGTTCTTCCACCTCAAAGTGTATAAATATACCTTTTATTTTGCAAATATATGCATTATTATGCAATAATCCAAGAAAAATTGTATATTTTTGCAGTATTAAATGAATATTTATGCAGAAAGATATATTTTCAGGATTAAAATTGGATAACGGAGAACCTGTTTACACTCAAGAGTATATCCAATCATTAAGAGACGCCGACAAGAAGCATCCCGACAAGCTGAAGATTATAGCTCAGCGTGGCGGTCAGGAGCGTATGCTGTCTATTGATGCTGATATTAAGATAGTTGGAGGCTCGCGAGGTGGCCCGCTAGCCGAAGACACAAGAGTGCTAACTACGAGAGGATTCATTAAAATCAAGAATCTTAAATATGGTGACACTGTAATAGGACATGACGGTAAGGGACACAGAGTATTGGGTCGAATTGATTATCCGGATAGGGATTGCTATGAAATTGAGCTGTCAGACGGATCAAGTGTGGTGTGTTCGGATGACCATATATGGAATGTGTCCATTGATGGTGATAGTAGATTCATGCCTCATCTTGCCTGTGAGATAGCCAGTTACGTCAACGAAGGCTATCATATCGCTATTCCTTGTGTTAAACCGGTGGAGTTTGACGAGAGAGTCGGTCTAGCTTCTGTCGCCGAGCGAACCGAGTCATTAAGACGCATCATTGAAACGTCGGGTAAGTTTTCAGGGAAGTACTGGAAGAAGACTTTCAAGACAAGAAAGAAAGCATTTGATTTCAAATATTTGGTTGATAGTCTAGGTTCTGTTTGCTACGTAAAGAGGAAGTCAAACAAGAAATGGGAGGTTAAGTTTGATTACAGAAAGAAGGAATTAAAGAGAAGGATTGTCAACTGCAAGCCTGTCGGTAAGAGAAACTGCTGTTGTATCGCTGTCGAGAATCCTGATTCATTATTTGTAGTCGAGGACTTCATCGTTACACACAACTCCAAGTCCTTCTCTTCCCTTATGGAAGTCCTGAAGGATATCAAGAATCCGGATTTTCATGCAACAATCCTTCGTAACGAAAAAGACGACTTGCAGTCATTGGTGACCGACTCTTACAAATTGTTCTCCCAATTCGGAACTTACAATAAGTCACAAAACGACATGACATGGAACTTCGATAACGGAGGGTGGCTTAAGTTCTCATACTATGCAGGAGCCTATCAGGACTTCAAGACACGATTCCAGGGACGACAGTATGCGTACGTCTGCATCGATGAGGGTACTCAGTGCCCATACAAGAAGTTCAAGTATCTCTTGACCAACAACCGAAACGCAGCACATATCCGAAACCGATTCTGGATTACCTGTAACCCTGACCCGGAATCCTGGGTACGAAAGTTCATCGACTGGTGGGTTGACGAGAATGGTTACATCATACCTGAGCGAGACGGAGTTATACGCTACTGCTTCATGGATGGAGACACGCCGGACTCAATCTACTGGGGTGACACAAGGGAAGAAGTGTACGAGCAGTGCAAGGGCATTATTGACAGCCTTTGGAAGGACAGCTACGAGGAGCTTGGATACACGAAGCTCGAAATGTTCATCAAGTCAGCAACATTCATCCGCGCAGACGTGTCAGAGAACATCAAGCTTATATCCACCGATGCTTCATACATCGCCAACCTTGCACAGCAGGACGAGGAACAGCGTATGCGAGACCTCGAAGCCAACTGGAACTGGAAAGCTGCCGGAGATGACATGATCAAGATGGAAGACCTTGATGAAATCTACGACAATGCAGAACAGATAGGAGACGGAAAGCGCAGAGCTTCTGCCGATATTGCATTCACCGGCGGCGATAACTTCGTAATGTGGCTTTGGGAAGGATGGCATTGTAAGGACTTGGTTGTACTGAGACTGGACCCTAAGACGCTTGTTTCGGTAGTTGAGGCCAAGCTGAGAGAGTGGGGCGTCGAGGAATGCAACTTCACTTACGATATGCAAGGAATCGGTCAGTACTTCAAGGGATTCTTCAAGGATGCCGTCCCATTCAACAACCAGGCAGCACCTATAGCTAGGAATCATCAGGAAGAAGAAGGAATCAAATACCTATATAAGGATTTGAAGTCTCAGTGCGCATGGTTGTTCTATAAGATGATAAAAGAGAAGCAGATTTCCATCGACTCAGCCCTGCTTGAAAGAAAGTATTCCGGAAACGGATTCGACAAGGTTCCTCTCAGACAGATTCTTCAGAAAGAGCGTAAGATGCTCAGGCGTGACGAGAATAGCGATGATAGGGGATTCAAGCTATTACCTAAGAAGATTGCCAAGAAATATGTCGGGCACTCACCTGACTTCTTTGAGTCTTGGTTCTATGTAATGATATTCAGTTTAACAAAAAAGAAAAATAAAAAGGTAAAAGGATTATGGATGCTATCAAGGTAAATAATGTAAGGGAGTTGCTCGTAAGGAAGCCTTTCTATGAGCTTACTCCTTCGGGATACATGAAGCACTCGACTGTAAGCGACATCGTTCCTGACTATTATGACGGAACGATGCCAGAAGATACCATGTATCGCCGTATTAAGACGCAGGCAGACTTCCTGCGTGAGTATTATCCATCCGCACATAGAATTATGGACGAGAAGGAATACCCGGACATCTGGAAGCTGAACCCAGAGAACAACAGGTGGTACTGCCAGAAGATTCAGCGCACAGCCTTTGCGTTCCAGCAGCTCATCCACACAAAGCATCTGCTGCACCTGACCGGTAACGACGTTCAGTTCGAGCTTGCTGATGGTGATGACTACGAGAACGAGAAGAAGATCGAGGAAAATCAGAAGACCCTCGATGTGTTCAAGAAGGGTTGGCTTATGCGAGATATGGAGATTCGCTTCTTCGAGGCAGTAAGCGCGTACCTGAAGGTTGCAGAATGTGCAGTCGTCGGCTTCTTCGACGAGAAGAAGAAATTCTGCACACGAACTCTTTCTTATGATCGTGGAGATATCCTGTACCCTCACTTCGATTCGCTCACCGGCGACCTCTTGTGCTTTGCGAGAAAGTACTACGACTACGATGATGAGGGTAACGAGAAGACCGAATACGTTGAGGCTTGGGATAATCAGAAATTCTACCGCTTCAAGAAGGCTGTCAAGTCAGGAAAGGTAAAAGAGGTGATGACTAAGATTGCCAAGATTTTCGGAATCGATGACTATACGCTTATCGAAGAAAAAGACCACGGCTTCCAGTTCGTGCCGGTAGCCTACGCCCGTAACGACAACGGACCTTGTTGGTTTATGGTACAGAAGAACATCGAGGACTATGAAGAGGCATTCTCGTATCTCTGCGAGAACAACAAGGCATACGCTTTCCCTATCCTTACACTCACTGGTGATGGCGAAGACATCTCTATAACAGGCGACGATATGACCGGTTCAGCGAAGACCATCATGATTACCGACACCAATGGTAAGGCTGAGTTCTTGAATGGCACGGATGCATCAGAGGCTTTCGCTACACAGCTCAACAAGTCGTACGACCTCATCTACGAGCTGTCATTCACCGTAAAGCCTCCTGAGCTGAAGTCTGGCGACCTCCCAGGAGTAGCCATCAAGCTTCTCTATTCTCCTGCATTGGAGGTGGCTATGAATGATGCTCAGGAGTTGCAGCCATTCCTGGATAAGATTCTCCGCATCTGTCAGTTCGGTATTGGTACTGATGAAAACTGCGTCGCTACGATGTCTGGGCTTCCAATCAATGCGTGGATAAGTCCGTATGTTCATAGTAATAAAACCGAACAAATTACAAATATCGCTACAGCTGTTCAGAACGGATTCCTCTCTAAGCAGACAGCTTCAGAACGCTGCCCAGACTTCCCTAAGACCGCCGAGTATGAGCGTATCATGCGTGAGAAGAAGGAGGAAGACCAGCAAGATCTCCTTATGGATATGCAGCGTGCGGACAATGAGACTCAGAATGCTATAGAGGAACAGAAGGCTACTGCGAATATCCAGAACGGAGGAAGCGGAAACGTACGTACTGGTCGTGGAGCTGGCAGACCGAACAAAAGCGGGCGCGAATACGATTCTAACCGGAACTGGGATGGCCGCGTGAACTGGGACAAAGGAGTAAAGCGATAGTATAAATATTCTAAAAATATTGCATAAATATTCATTAGCTGCATAAATATGCAATATTTTTTGTATATTTGCAGTGAGGATAGGCAGGAGTAGCTACCTGCTGACAAGGGTAACTCGATAGCCCTTCCTCTCTTTTAAATTATCGGGGCAAATTTTAAATATCGAGTTCATGAATATACCAAAAGTTAATTCTGAGCGATGGTTGTCGCTCGAAGATTTAGAAGGCGAGGTATGGAAGGATATCCAGGGATATACTGGATTATACATGATTTCCAATTACGGAAGAGTAAAGGCTCTGGAAAAATATGTTCATATAGGTAACTACAGGCACAAATACAAAGAAATAATTAAAAGAGAGTACTTTGTTCGTTGTGGATACCTGTGTGTTTCTTTAAGTAAAGAACGTAAAAGGAAGGCTTTTTATGTGCATAGACTAGTTGCTTTAGCGTTTCTTAAGAACCCATCAAATCTTCCACAGATAAACCATAAGAACGAAATTAAGACAGATAATTATGTTGATAATCTCGAATTTTGTGATAGTAAATATAATTCTAATTACGGAACGCATATTGAGAGATATTCATCGAAGCAAAGAATACAAGTGTCAGCATACGATTTTCTAGGAAACAAAATGAGGACATTTAGGTCTTTTAGTGAAGCCTCTTCTGTCTTGAATATCCCGGAATCAAACATATCGCAGGCTGTATGCGGAAAATACGAAACAGCTGGTGGATACGTGTGGAGAAAGGGTAGTGCTTCAAAAATTGATGTCACGATAAAAAAGTATCGCACATTTTGGGTAAATCAATACAGCCTGGATGGTACGTATATTGCGACATACAGTTCTGCTACGGATGCCGAACGCAAGACGGGCGTAACAAGTTGTGCGATTATTCGTTGCTGTAAAGGACTCTATAATCAATCGAAAGGATATAGATGGTCGTATTATGGAAGCGAACCGTTTCAGTTAAAAGAAGATAAGTCGAAAGTACCAGTTGCTCAGTATACAATAGACGGAATGCTGATTGGCGTGTTTCCTTCGATGAAGGATGCCGCAGCTTCTGTAAACGGAAGTGGCAGTGGTATTCGCTTATGTGTTATCGGTAAAAACAAAACTGCTTATGGATATAAATGGAAAAAGGCCTAACGAGAATAGTAGGAGCGTTAAGTATGCGGTAAAAAGAATGCAAGCTATAAGAAATATAGAAAGCAAAATTAGCGATATTCTCTGGAAATCGACACAGAAAATAATTGCCGCAAGTAAGCGATACAGAGGTGCGGGCAGGCTCACAAACGAGTCAGCCCTGCTCTCTTACGCCAAGAATATTACTGCTGAGTCCGAGGAGAGTATCAACAGCTACATCTCTGCTTATTCTAAGGCTTCATGCAAGATTCTCGGGATTGACAGCGATAACATAGAATCATTTCTCGTCAGCGACATCTACGGAAAGACGACATCCGAAAGAAACGCTGTCTATCTCGGAAACTTTGCTGAAGATATTGTAAGAATGATCAAGGCAGGAACCTTGATGGGATATTCAGACCAGCAGCTCCTGTCTTCCATTCGCACAGGATACAAGGACCCATATCACACATCAGTCATTACCAAGGCGAAGAGAAAGGACATTAACATAGATGTTCCTTCTTACGGAAAGGGCTACTACAAGAACGCCTATCAGAATATCGTAAGAAATGCTTCTCAAGTGATTGCTTTGGCGTGGGGACAGGCAGAGCAGGAGTATGGGCAGGAGAACAAGTCTATCGGCTACTTTGTTCACAGAGGCAGTAGCTACAACTGCCCGGTGTGCGATGATTTATGTGGCTATATCCACGACATAACAACAATGGTGATTCCCGCGCATCCACTATGTTGCTGCCGTGCAGAATTTGTATTCAAGGATAATAAAAAGTAATAACATGATAAATTCTGAATTAAATTTTACTTTAGAAGAGATTCTTCCGAAGTTCCCTAAAGAATTTCAGGAGAAGATAAAGCACTCTGTAGAGTTGCTAAGAAAGGCTGAAAAGCTTGCTCTTGCATACTCGCCGGACGAAGGATTTTATCTATCGTTCAGTTCAGGCAAGGATAGTCAGTGTATTTATCACATTGCCAAGATTGCAGGCGTGAAGTTCAAGGCTCACATGGGGCTTACGTCCGTCGATCCACCAGAAGTAATCAAGTTCTGCCGCAAGCACTATCCGGGCGTAGATATGATAAAGCCGAAAATCAGCATCTATAACCAGGCCCGTAAGGAAGGCATGCTTCCGACAAGACTGATACGATGGTGCTGTCGAGTCTATAAAGAAGGTATCGGCGCAGGCAATGTTGTCCTCATCGGAATCCGTCACGCAGAAAGCAGACAGCGTTCGGGTAGGAGTGAGGTCGAGATTACCAACCATAAGTACAGCGGCTCTCTTGAAGGTCTTGACGAGTTCCGTGATAAAAGGAACAGTCAGAAGCGTGGCCGTCCAACCCGGTGGGGCATCCACGAGATTAACATCACCAATGCCAGTGATGAGCGTACCATCGGCTGCATCAGAGGCTACGAATCGCTCTTAATCTCTCCAATCATAGAGTGGACAGATGATGATGTATGGCTATTCTTGAACACACTCGGTATTAAGCATTGCAAGCTGTACGACGAGGGCTACTATAGGATTGGCTGCCTGTGCTGCCCTATGCACAACTATAAGCAGAAACTCGCCGACTGCAAACGCTATCCGCATATCTATAATAGTTGGATTAAGGCCATCAAGGATATCCAAGCTAGCGGAAGGATGATAGACGAAGGATTGTCGCCGGAAGAAGTGTTCGACTATTGGATATACGGCAAGTCTATCAATGTATGGAGAGAACACCGCAGGCAGCAAATGTTGTACTTTTAAATATCAAGATTATGATTGAAGAAACAAAAGGATACACGTTATCCGTCGATACGTACAAGAAGGCGAAGGCTCTAGGTATGAAAGACCCTCGCTATTACATCTATGCAAGTCTTCGTGGCTCAGGTATGCCAATGAGGGATTGTTGGGCGATTTCCTTCCAGGGAGAAGGATTCAACTGGACAAAAGACGTTCTGGAACGGGAGATGAACAAGCTAGAGTCTTTAGAGTCTGTTCAGAAGAGAATCGCAGAGGTGCAGGGCAAGAAAGCGAAGAACGAGAACGCCGATGAGCTTTCTCCTGAAGAGTTGGCAAAAGCTACTTCCAAGGAGCAGATCCTCACAGACCTCGTAATTGCCAGACGAAGGATGAAAGAGGGCACAAAGGAGTGGACAGAGCAAACTCGCCTCATCGCTGAGTATGCCAGAATCAAGCAGGATGAACTTCAAACTGAGGACTCGACCGTGCATTTCTTCTTGCCTTGTAATTTTCCTACCGGAAAGAATGATTGTGTTTTATTCAAAAATGGATTATGTAAATAGTGATGCGACTATGGAAGAATGGAGAGCTATTAAAGGATATGAGGGAATTTACGAGGTAAGTTCCATCGGCAGAGTTCGTGCGATTGAAAGATTCGTTTCTGGACGAAGAGGAATAGTTCGCGGTCACATCGTAGCAGCACAGAAACAGAAGACTGGATATATGCGTATTTGTCTTTCCAAAGACCATAAGAAGACTTACTTTTCTGTACACAGACTTGTTGCTGAGGCGTTTGTATCAAACCCGAACAATTACCCATGCGTAAATCATCTTGACGAGGATAGGGCAAACAATAAATCCTGGAACCTTCAGTGGTGTACTTATGCCCAAAACAACAACTATGGAACACGTTGTTCAAAAATATCAGAGACTCATCGATGCAAGGGAAAAGCCTTTATGAAAATTGACAATAATAATAACATTGTCGCCATATACAGAACTATGGCAGAAGCTCAAGAACTCGGTTTTGACAGAAGTAGCATTTGGAAATGTTTGACAGGTAAGAAATATACATATCTCGGATTCAAATGGGAGTACTGCTAAAAACTGTCAGGCAGACTTTCAAAAGAAGAAGAAATAGTTAAATTCGTGTTAAAGTAACTTTGTTTTACTAGAATTTCAGCAAAACCAAGTACCTTTGCAAACAATTAATGTTCACAGATTCTTTCTGCTGAGCATAATTCAAATTATTTTGGTTAACTAAGAGGGGCAGTGTCTTCATAGATGCTGCCCCTCGCTTTTTAAAACAAATATATAAGTAGAAGAAAACTTTGAAGTCAATTAAGGATACTTCTCTCCGGTAACCAACTCAAGTATACCCTTAAGCCTATCATTAAGAAGGTCGTCATTGAATACAGGAAGAACACCGTATGGAGGCAGTTTCTTAGTCTCTGCGGCCTCCAAAATGAATTGGAGTGCCTGTACTAAGGAAGTGTGGTCTTGAACGACCTCAAGCAATTTATCACTCATCCTTGCCTTCTTCCTTCTTAATCTGTTCTGCCATCTCAAGAATAGTCTCGGCGTGCTTGTCGCGGTCAATGACTTCCTGCACAGCCTCATCACTCTCCTTACGGAGCTGCTCTTCGGTCTTACCCTCATCGGCGGCGGCGTTCATTCTAGCAGCCTCACGGGCAAGATATTCATCACGGAGTTTTAACTTACCTACTGTGTATTCTGCATCGCCAGGCAATGATGTATCGACATACATGAGCTGGGCAAATGCCTCGACGATGTTTCCGTCAGCCTTGGAGAACTCGTAATGGTCTCCTACAGCCACAGGGGCGCTTTCATCGATAGCAGCATACATAGATGTACCGATAGAGTACTCGATTCCCCATGTGCCGGCAATGTTCGCAATCTTAATGAAAGGCAGCGAGCCTCTCTGTAAATGCTTCTTGATCTCAGCAGGAATGTCCTCTCTGAGCGAAGCAACTTCTTTCTTCGACAAGCTCTTGCTGAACTTCAGTACCGTGAAGTGTCTTGTCTTGATAGTCTTTCCAAATGGTAATGCCATGATAACAATATTTTAATGTTCAACTTTTATTTCCTTATACTCGAAATCTGTACAAGAAGGACTCTCTTCCGAAGTAAAATGCTTCTCTGTAGGGTGGCGACAAACTCCATCCTTGAAGAAGAAGCAGTCCTTGCACGTATATACCAGCGGAATGATGTCTCCGCAAGCATCATCGTCAGGACCGGCATGCGTGTACAAATCCTTTCCCATGCAAAAAGGAAGGTCCGGTTCGTCGTCATTAAACAACACGCAGTCCTTGCAAGTGTAGTTAGTCTGTGCCATGTTCCAATAATTTTATTTCGTCCTGAATGTAAAATACGGCTTTACGCAAATCCTCAATGCGCTTCTCGGTCTTGGACTTATTGCCATCCACCTTATCCTTGCGCAGGAGATACTTGATAGCATTCCCTGTATTGAAGTCAAGATGTCTGCAAATATCCAAAGGTTCGACACCGCACAAATCCTTCAACCACGCATAATGGGATGGGTGAGATACCTGTTCTGCCTTTTCGACTGATAATTCTTTTAAAGACGAGAAAATGGAAAACATCGCCAGTTCAACTATATCTACACAAACTGCTGCTAACTCGGGTTTAAAGAATGATACGACTTCGCATTTTTTATCCAATATGGAGATAACCTTAATATGTTGAATCCTATCAATAGAGCCTGATGGATCTATTTTATCAGCAAACACCGGGCCTGCAATCTTAATCAAATTACCCTTTGTAATCTGCAAGCATGACCCAACCTTAATATCTTCTTTATTAATCATAAGCTATTCCTTTTTATGTCCTATATGAAATTTATTACACAGATTGCACCTATAGACAGTCATTCCCTGCCCGATGAGCTTCGGATTCTGATTCAGAAACTCCCAAGCATCATCCTCAGTCTCATAGGCAACCTTCGCCTTCCAGGAATGAACCTTCTTGGTCCAATGTTCAGGATCCGGCTTGAACGGCGGAACCTTGTTCGGATTGTGATGTCTTCTCATAATTAAAAAGCTGTATATCTCGTTCTACGTATAGCTTCTAGCCTTTCACGAGCAGAATTCTGTCTTTCGCGCGCAGAATCAAACTTTTTGGCTATCTGCTCAAACCTGAATACCATCAAGTCATCCTCATAAACCTTCCACATCTTCTTCAGCCACTCGTCATTGAGGCGTTCAATGAATGGTCTTTCTGATTCTGTCGCCGTAGAGGATTTCGAGAAATAGTTCATCTAAGCCTTCTCTGTCTGCAAGATTAAGAGTGAATTCGCCACTGAAACTTGGTCCGTCAGCTTCATCTACTCCTCGAATGTAATCTTTATCGAATGGATTGGTGGCGAAATAAAAGTCTTCACCTGCACCCGAAGGTAAATAATATACATCTTCCATAAGCTACAAACATTTGAATGAAACACTGTTCAACGTCCTGTTCACCGCAATCTCCCTCTCGTTGCACATGGTCCTCATGCACTCCAGGGCATCCTCGCGGACAGCAGTCATAATATCGTTCATCGAAGCGGTGGCCGGGACAATGTTCCCGTCAGACTTCTTCTTCGTAATACGTGAGATAATCTCCTTGATATATTCCTTGTCTATCATAGAAATCTGTTTTATAACCGTTAATCATCTGGCTGTATGAATGTATCCGGCTGCTTGACATCCTCCTCGCCACGCAAGGCTGTCTTCACATCGTTGATGAGAACCTCCTGCTTGAGGTCTATCATCTGGGCGCCGTAAACCTGATAGGTCATGCCGCCCTGAGACCTCTTTTTAAAGAACCGGTACTTCTCGCTCATATCCCTTCCGAACTTCTGGATTGTAGGGATATCCTTCTCCTCAACATCGTTGACCTTGCAGAACTCGACGAACCTCTCGTACATCTCCTTCGCAAGCATGCACTCGGAAATCTCACCCCTAGCCTCAGGACTGTACCTCATTCCGTACGCCCTTATCCAGGCATAGATAGGATTGCTGCCAAGAAGGGAGATGAGGAGCTGTCTCCTGCTGCCCTCCGCTGCCGGGAACCTGTACTTCCTGCTCCTCAGTTCCATCGCGCCACGGAATATCCAGTTGAACACTCCGCTCAGCTCCTCACGGATGATCTTGCTCGCAAGCTCAGGGTCCTGCCTCTCCTTGGGGATGGTGACATCGAAGCTCACATACTGCAAGCGCCTGATGAATCCGAGCGACGCATCATCGGGAAACGGAAGCTCGTTGAGGTTGAAGATGAGGTAGGGGATTGAGTTTCCCTCCAGGATATCCCTGCCGAGCTTTCTCATAGGAACAGGCTCACCGCTCACGAGTCTCTTGAACATTCCGGTGTTCTTCCTTCCGAACTTCTTCGGGTCTGAATCCGAGGACCAGTTGAAGATGGCGTTCCTGATAGGATACCTTCCCCTCATTCCCTCGTCTCCGTCGGCAGTGAGGTCAGCGTAGTCCATCTTGCTTATCCTGTCCTTTCCGAATATGTTGCAGGCAACGTCGAAGATGACGCTCTTTCCGTTGGCTCCAGTACCTATAAGCAGAAGACAGAGCTCAATCTTCGACGACTCCTTTCCCTCATACGGATTGTACGCAGTACCTCTCTGTATGAGACCGAGACCGAGGAACATCTGGAGGATCATCCTCGATGTCCTGTCCGGAAGTACCTCCTTGATGAAGTTCATCCACCTGTCACACTTCGCCTTGGGATTGTAGTCGTATGGATGATAGTATGTGACATGGTACTCGGGAGAGAACGGCATCACGTTCGGATACTTCAACCCGCTGCCGAAGTCAACTACTCCGTTGGCGAAAGCCACGATGTCAAAGGTAGGTCTCAGCAAGTTGTAGCACTCGATCACCTCCATGAATGACTTGTTCATCACCGTGCTGATTCCGAGCATCGGAGCCATGGCAAGGTCAAGGAGCAACAGCTGGTAAGCCTGCTCCAGGACTATCTTCGGAACAGCCTCGTATATCTTGCCGTTGAACATATAGTACGAGCCACCATAGTACTTCACCGGAGCCTTCTTCGCAAGACGTCTCATTGACCTGATGAAATGAGACTTCAGCTTGTTGTACTTCTCGGAGTTCGCCTTGCCCCAGTCCTGGCAACGGAGCTCTTCGAAGCCGTACTCGTCGTGCCTCGAAAGATCCAGCAACTGAGCGTGCAATGTGTCTATAGCAATACCATTTTCCATTTATGTACAATAATAATATTAATTTTCCGTTATTGTGTAGGATAACCCCCGATAAACAGGGAGTTTCTGACGGATAACACGTGTCAGCTCGTCCTTACAACATGTCGTCTATAAAATATCGACAATACAAAGATACAGATAATATCCTGAATATCCGGTAAAACCCTAGTAAATAAAGGGTATAAATATACATTTTAGGTATACATAGAATGAATGTTAGGTATACATAGGGCATCCGTTCAATAAAAGGGTCGTAGGTATTATCAAATGTTAACAAATGAGATAGTGAATGAATATGCATAAATATGGTTTCAAAGTAAAAAGTAATTAAACCATACAGAACGGCTCAAAAAACGGAAGAAAAAATTTTTAGATGAGGTGACTACCGCGCTGATTTATGGCTATTTAGGGGGTGCGGGGGGTCTCTTCTGAAAAGATAGGACAAAAAGTGTAGGTTTATATAGTGAAAACCAACAAAATATAGGCTTTTTTGTCGCATAAAAACATGTTAGTTTATAATTATTTCAAATTCTTGTAACACCCTGTAAATCAATAACTTACAATGTATTTTATTTCTCTCATATTGAATTTTATTTCATACTATATTTCTATATATAAACCAACGCAAAAAGCATAGTGTATTTTCTACACTAACTAACTACTTGATTATTATACAGTTATAAGATTTTAGCTATTTTCTAGAATAAAGTATTAAATTGTCCAATATGTTTACTTTTTATTACCAAATAGAACACTATAAAGGAAAAACAGAACACTAACAAATAGGCTTATTATTAAGTGTAAACAATACACTTAAAGACTACTGTTGAATGGTGAATAAATTACAATAAATACAATAATGCAAAGATGCTCTATTTATATAAATCTATATAAGTGTTTTTGCAGCTCATTATATGTTTTATTTAGAATAATCTAAATAATGATAAATAGCCCTTTATTTGCGGTTTAAGAGTGTTTTTGTAGTTTATCTTACTAGTAATAAGAAAACGGCTAAAAGCGGCTAAAAACAGCTTTTAAATGCCTTATTCGGGGTTTATGCTATATAGTAATTAAACGCAAAGATATAAACCTAATAAACACCTTATTATTAGTTAGTTAGAATTAATCTAAATAAGCATAAACTAACAAAATAATTGCATTTTTATTTGGTTATTTCGGGAAAAAGCCGTATCTTTGCAGCGCAAAGTTTTAATTTGCAACACTCTTTTAAAGGGTGTTTAATAGTTGCTACTAGGGTGTGGCAAGTTGTGGAACTCAACACGACATATTGAAACAATTCATATTTAAAGTAACTTAAAGCCGTTTTATTGTGGCGGGTTTATAATAGACACAATTACATAATATGAAGACAAATGAACAAATCGAGCGTGCAATTATTTCTAAGTTTGCAAATGATGTTTTAGGCGTTTCCGCAATTAAAGAGGAACACGTAAACAATCAATTGGCAGTATCTGACAGTGAATTAGCAGCAGCAGCGGCAAAGAAAGCAGCAGCAGCAGCAGCATACAAAAAGGCTGAAAATGAATATCTTTTGCGCACTAATTTAGGAGATATTCAGACAAATATATTGCAAAGAGCAATTAAGGAGTTTGCAGAACTTAAAGAAGATTTCGATTTCCTTGTATGGGTTGCAAAAAACCACAAGCTACAAGAAATTTCAGACATTTGCACCGACACAGAAACACGTTTAATTAGTTTCCTCAATAATTTGTACGCTACCTATATAAGCGGCAAAAATGCAGCTAGAAAGGCAGCAAGCGAGAAAAAGGCAGCGAAAGCAGCAGCAAAAGCAAGACTCGAAAATGCAGATACTAGTGTACTTTCGGATAGCGAGTTTGAAAAAATGGTCGCAAAAATGAGAGAAGACCGCGAAAAAGCAAAGAAAGCAGCAGCAAACTAGAAATAATATAAGGTAGTAGGATTTTTCCCACTACCTTATTTTTTCGTGCCTATATTCTAGAAATATTTTTCTAGAATATTTTTTTTGAGTTTTATTTTCAGAATTATTTTTTAGATTTTATTTTTTAGAATTGTTTCAATAATATTTTTATCCCTGGATAATTTTTCAGTACCTCATCGTGGTTTGCAGGGTGGCAACGACCTAGAATTTTCTAGGCGGCAGTAATCTGAAAACGTAACTTGTCAGCTAGATTTCTAAGCGAGAAATTTAGCGAAACATACGAAATATTTTTTAGGCGGCACAACTGGGGCGGTCATCCTCAGATGTACCAACTACCGGCGGCGAGCGGCGTCTCTCCGTGATGCGTGAAACAGAATAAAAGAGAATGAGATTTCTGTGGAGCGTATCACCGGAGCGTGCGCAGGGAGCACAGGCACAGGAGCGAGGTGTAGCATCAGCAGAACGCAGCGACCTCGCGAGGATTGAAGGCTAACCGACGGCAAGGGTACGGATGGAGACAGAACGAAATTTGTGCGATACGGGCGCAGTGTGATAATAAGGCGTACCGGGAGAAATTAAATAAAAATCATAATTCATATTCTATTCGGTGTTGTGAGCCGTTCGGGAGTGGTTACCCGAGAAATCCCAGTGTGTGCAATCACGATTGCAGCGTTCAAGGTACACACTATCCACGCTGACTGAAATCGGTTGCTTGTCATCCGTGCGAGATTTATCTCCTCAGAAATAAACAAGCTGCTGGCAGAAGCATAAAATCTGTAGGGTGTGAGCCACGTAGTTAAGACGATAAAGATAAAACGTGGTGCAAAGATGCACATCCTGGCTAACGGGGCGGGGAGAAATCTCCGCTCTACAATTATGAACCATTTAAATATTAGAATTATGAAAGAACAGATTTTGAAGAAGATAGGAAAGACGCTTGTACGTATTAATGTAACAGACCAGAGTGCAGAGGATGCCTACGATGAACTCGTTAACAGCAGCCCTCGCCTGTTTGGCATGCTTTCCAGTATTTACAGACTGAATGATGAAGAAGAAAGATTCGCTTGGTCTGCCGGAATTCAATAAGCCTAATATCCCTACGCTTGTAGGGAACAATAACCAAAAATATTAGAATTATGAGTACGCTAAGAGTTAAATGCCTCGATATGTGCGAGGTTGAGAGTATCATTGCAGATGCTCAGGAGATTTTGAGTCACGTAGAATTCGGGTCGCTAAAGAATGGTGTGCTTACATTATTCTGCGTGGCGTGAGCCTAAAAATCTGTAGCCAGTACGATAATTGTCGTGTGTGGCTACGGAACAATTACCAAAAAATATAGATATGAAAGTGAGACAAATCATTTATTCAAGTACGATAATTGTGCTTGGATTTATTCAGAGTGCGCCGGCATTCATTTGCTTGGCAAGTACGATAATTCTCCTGAATGTGCTTGGAATTCTTTACGGAATTCTGCTTGTATATATTTGGAGCAGTACGATAATTGGCAGGTGGTTCTTCAGAGAGATGTGGCGATCCACGCTCCGCTTGGAGAATTTCATCCTGCCTGGAGCGTGACAGATTTGGAAAGTACGATAATTGTGCTTGGAAACATTTAGCCTAAAAACTGCCCTATAGATTTGGGCAGTACAATAATTACAAACCAATTAAATTACAGAATTATGAAGAAGAATATTTTCGTGGCATTATTTGCCGTAGTGTGTGTTGCATTGTGTGTAGTGTCAGTTACTCTGTATAATTGTCACAGAGCAAACGTGATGCTGAGGAAAACTGTGTTAGCTCAGGCGAACGAGATTTCAGAGCTTGGCAACAATCCACACACCGAGAGTACGATAATGTACGTAGGTCTTAAGAAGTAATTAATCTAGCGTGGTGATGGCGCCACATACTCAATATGGGACGAAAATACACATACCCCTCTAACCAAAAAATTTTTGAATTATGCCAAATCTGAGAGGAGTTTCCGCTCCTCTCTTCTATTAACCAAAATATTAAGAATATGTACAAGACGATAACAAAGGAATTAAGCAAGTGTGAGTTAATTGATATCATGATGGGCATGGACTGCGAGGAAGATATGTGTACACACACATCTATCAAGAGAGTTCTATGTCCTATACAGGCGTGCGATGAGTTCGGCGGCGATCCTGAGGATTCACGTTCTCTGCTGCCGGGAACATACCTGGCAGTATATCATGACGAGATGGAGGATGAGCCGTTTCCTATGTTCGCAAAGATTTGCGCCCACATCATTACAGATGAGGACAAATGTCAGATGCTCATGAACGGAGACGGCTGTATTCTGATTTTCCTGCTCAACAAGTACGAGTAGCCAAAAATGTGCTCAGGCATTTTCCTGGGCATACTATGTAGAACCATTAAACAAATTGAATTATGCAAGACAGAAAATCACAGAAGAATTTTGAGCGTGCGCTTATGCATGAGATGGAGAAGATCAAGATTGCTGCACGCCAGTGGCACAATAATAACACCAGAGGCTACAGAGATTATCGTAGCAAGAAAACTATCTCCAAGAGTTTCTCTGAGATTGCGGTATTGTGCATGAGCTAAATGTGCGTGACGATTGTCACGCATACTATTCACCAATATTTAAGAATTATGATAGATGAAGAATACAAGGAGAATGTAGAGTACATACTCTCTACGATTTTGCCTAAGTTGCAGGAAATTCAGAGAGAAGTATTGAAAAATCAATCAAGGCTCAGTCTTGACGTCAGCGTGAGAAATGAAAACGGAGAAGGGTATATCAGTTCTTTTGCCTGTGTCATAAATTACAGGGGAGAAATAACGGATACTTGTTATACACGTTTCATCTGCGTATGCAGCAAAGAGGAGATGGACGAGCGGCTCAACGAGCTTAAAGAGTTCATCAAGAAGCACCTAGCCTGAAATTGAGGGAGTTATTTCTCCCTCTCCTACAAACCAAAAATGTTAGAATTATGAGCAAATGGGTACAATTTTACCACAAGATCAACAAGTTTGACCTTGTGAATATGAGATTTACAGAGGATTTCTGTATCGTGGAAATGGTGGGCATGGATTCTGTCATGCCTATCGACGGCAGATTAAATCTGTCATCAATACGTGATGTAGTACAGAAGAAAATCAAGAGTATGAAGAACATCGAGAGTTTTGACCCTTGTGCATTCTCCGTACTCACCGGTCCTACGCTTCTGTGTGCTTCAGAATCTCCGGTGTACAATCTCTGAGCTAAATCTGGGCAGTACGATAATGTGCTGCCTGCTATTAACCAAAACATATTAGAATTATGGAAACAGTAAGAGTAACGGATAGGCACGGAATAGAGCGTGCGTGGGATGTCGTAACTGCTAAATGTGTAGGCTGTTGTTTTCTTGGTATACACAACGGAACGACGTACTGCTGTCCTAGCCATATCTCGTGTGACAACAAGTAGCCAAAACTGCGGGGCACGTCCTGTGTCCTGCTTCTATTATTAACCAATCAAATTTTGAATTATGACAGACGGAGACAGAAAGTTCCTTGCCAGACTCGTAGCGAGCCACAAGGAGGTGATAAGTGAGGAGTGCAGACGCAAGAATCTCGACAAGAGCGAGTTTTTCAGACGTGCCTCTCGTGTGGACAGGAAAGCCCAGGAGATTGAGAGAGCGTACCTGCGCCCTCGCAGATTCTAGCCAAACATTCTGTGCAGCCTATCTCTGCACAGAAACCATGTTAAACCATAAAAATATAGAATTATGAAGAAAATTGTTAATACATTTACTAAGATTTTCGTAAGAGATGGAAAGCGTCACAGAATTGTCGCTGTTGCTTCTTTGGGTGATGAGTGCAGAAATAACATCTGCACTTTCTCCATTACGGGTCAGATAGATATTTTCTGTTTCGGTTCATGGCACTGCAAAACCTGCGGTTGCATTACAGACGAGATATGCAAATTCTTTCCGGAATTGAAACCATTTGTAAATCTTCATTTGTGCAACTACAAGGGACAGCCATTCTACGCCGTAGACGATGGCATCTACTATGTATCAAAAGGCAAAGAGGTTGCTATGCGTAATCTCAGAATTACCGAGGATGAGTATGATGCCCTGCTCCCTGCTGCTGAGCTGAACGACAAGAACTATTTTGTCTATAAGTTGTTCAAGCTTGGCATCGTCAAGAGATGGAAGTCTGAAGCTGACAAGTTCATTGAGTTTCTTCTTCGCCAAGGAGGCGAATGGGAGAATCCGTACACTATCAGCGACGAAAGACCAACAATTAAGCTGACCGGAGGCATAAGAGCTCTTGTAGAGTCCAGACTAGAGAAAGGGTACTACACGAAGGAAAATATTGATAAGATATTGCAGCAAAGAAGAGCTGACGAAATCAGCGAGAAGCGTCAGTCTGTAATTGAAGAGTGTTACAAGAAGACCGAGAAAGCTCGCAATGAGCGTGACGTGATGCTTTATATTCTTGACCACGGTCTTTCTATCGACAACGTAATTTATTACGATTACAACAACACTGTGAAGTTCAACTGGATCGATTATAAGGAGCAGATTACGAAAGAACAGTTCGAGAATTTTATTGGGAATTTAGATCCTAGCAAGTTGCCTGAGGGTATTAAATTCTCAATCGACATCAGAAAGTAGCCAAACCAATCCTCACTCTCACGGGTGGGGATTTCTATTAACCAAAGATTACAGAATTATGAGTGATTTAGAAAAAATCCTGAATGACGATTTACTGAAGTGTAAAATCGTGGAATCAGTAGAGAATCCTGTTAGGCGTGTGGACCTCATCAAGTGGAAGAACGACAATACATTCTCTATTGCAGAGGTGCGCAAGGATACCGGTAAGCTAGAGGTCACAGACTTGAAAGCTGCCAGTGGTCTTGAGGCATACAAGCATTTCTACAGAAATTATGGCGACATTGCCATAATTAGCTAAAACTCCCCACATCATCGTGGGGAACCATTACGAACCAATAAAATAACATAATTATGGCAAAGAAAGTTTATGCTCTCTATCGCACAGACAAATGGCATACATACGTAAGTCGCGAATTACTTGTTGTAGCAGGTAGTATCAGAAGATGTTGTAAGGTAGCCAAGGACGATGGAGCAACAAAAGAGCAGATTGAGGAATTGCGTGGTTACCGCCATCAAACCCAGTGTACCAACGGAACCGATTACGAGTACGACATTGACACGTACACGCTCAATGAGAGTTTAATCAGCTAAAATCCCTCTTCGGAGGGAACCATTATGAACCATTTAAATGATTAGATTATGAGTTACGAATTTGCAAAGAAGGAAATCGGTGATTACAGAATCACCATTTACCAGGATGAGGATGCCGAATGCCCTTGCACTGAATGGGATTTGTTAGGAGTTTACTTCTGGGACTATTCCGACTACGGATACAACAGAGGTCTGTCTCGTGGTTGCAGCAGCGAAGTTGACGCTAAAAATGCAGAGGATGCCTTGAAGGATCTAGTCTGCAACTATGTGTCACAAAAGAAGATAATCGACTATATCAATAGTGAAAACGTCGATAATTACCGTATGCGCTACGACAAGAGTGACCGCATGTGGTATCTTGAGAATCTGTACAAGGGCGAGTGGTACAACCACGAAGAGTTCTGTCCGAGCGATTTGAAGAGATTCGATTACAGAGGAGAACTTTGCGATATCCTCGAAGAGAACGATTTTACGTATCTTCTGCATGACTGCAAGGATATTGCATTCTACGAGTGGTCATCTACGGGCTACTGCCAGGGAGATTATGTTAGCGGATATGCCTACTGCGACAAGAAACGTTTCTCCGAGTATTGCGACACGAACACAAAGAACTGGAGAAAGCGAGCCTTGGACTTATTCGAGGATGAGGTAAAGTGCATAGGACTCTGGATGTGGGGCGATGTCAAGGGATTCGTCTTGGAGAAGAAAGTCCATTATAAGAAAGTCTTCACTGAAATCGGCAGAGAGCCGGAGAATGACTATGACTGGGAGCTGATTGATTCCTGCTGGGGAGAGTACTACGAGGACTCTGACGAGCTGATCAAGGTCGCTCTCGAAGAGAATGGAATCAAACTAAAAGAAACAGCCTAACAAGGGGAGCTTGCATGCTCCTCTTCTATTAACCAAAGTACATAGAATTATGGGGAAGATTACAATTTCACAGAAGGGCGGTAGAACCTTCTATCGTGTGAACAGAAGAATCGTGTGCTATCGTGACGGGCACAAGTATTGCGTGGGAAAGCCATCATCAGGCAGCACCCATCTAGAATTTGATGCTTTATCTGAGAACATAGCACACGAGAGATGCATTGAGATTTGTGAGCGCAGAATATCGGCAGAGATGAAATACAACAATCCTGTCGCATACAACGCCCACAGAGTATTGAACGCATTAGCCTAAAGATAGCCTTCGGGCTATCACCATAACCAATTAAATAAGAGAATTATGAAGAGATATTATGTATCAGTCACAGAGACTTTAAACAAGGTAGTCAGCGTAGATGCTAACAACAAAGATGAGGCTACTAAAAAAGTCCGCAAAGAATACCTCAACGACAACATCTATCTCAATTCTGGAGATTATGTAGATTACGATATAGACATAGAGGATGATGAGCAGGAGGGATACAAATCTGTCGATGACGAGTATGGCGGATATTATCAGCACATCGACTAGCCAAACGGGGAGAGCAATCTCCCTACCAATAACCAATTTTTTAGGATTATGACAAAGTATTATTTAATTTATTCAGAAAGCAGAAGACAGAGTGTTCACAAGGACAGCAACAGCGTGAACTATCTGAAGTATGGAGTAGGTGAGAACGAATGCAAGATGTTTGCATCTTATGCAGAAGCTAGAGCATTCCTAGATTCATGCCGAAAGAAGGGAAATCTTAAGGAGTTCTCTGTTTACGCTTCACAGTTGACTAAAATCGACGACTAGCAAAAAGGGTGCGCCACCATTAGGCGTACCTACCAATAACCAAAACATTAGAGATTATGAAGTTTTTTGTTGAGTATAACTTAGATGAGAAAATTCCTGCGAATGTACAGGAAGTATTCTCCAAAGTTCAAGAGATTAGTAATATCAGCCTGGATATCGGGTATTATAGCGACGAATATTTCACTGCCTGGGTTCACTTCGGGTTAGAATCCAACAAAGAAGAAAGAAGCAATGCCATTTCTTTGTTGCAGTCCCTTGGAAAGGAAGCGTATAGATTCTCAAAGTTTACTTTTGACGGTCTGTATCTTGAACTTTATTGGAAAGCTAAAAAGCGCAGCTAAGGACTGCGCACAATAACCCAAACATAAGAATTATGAATGAAGACAGAATCCTAGAGATGTTCTTTGAGAAAGCACGATGGCAGTACGCTATCGAGAAAGGCTTATTCAAGGACATGAACAAAGCAGTAATGTATCAGCTTACAACACCAGAGGCTCGTCTGGCTATGTATCAGAGGATCAAGAGCGGTAATTACAAGATAATGCCGCCGCATACAGCCAAGATTCCGAAAGACAACGGAGATTTCCGTACGGTCTACGTGAATGAACCTGTAGACAGAATCCTGCTAAGCATCGCCAACGACCTCCTGTTCGAGCTGATGCCGGAGATGGTGCATCCACGCTGCACGTCATACCAGAAAGGTATCGGCTGCGGTCGTGTGGTGCAAGATGTGTCTCGGATAATATACTCGGCAGAGGGAAAAATCATCGGATGGAAAGGTGACTTCTCCAAGTACTTTGATTCCGTGCCTATTCGGTTCATCGACTGGGCATTCGACAAAGTAGAGGAGAAGTACGGAAAATCTGCGCTGATAGATGTCATTCGTGACTACTATCACACGGATATCTATTTCGATGAGGACAATAACCTCTGCGAGAAGTATCAGTCCCTCAAGCAGGGATGCTCTGTCGCTGCATGGCTGGCTGATGTCATTCTCTATCACCTTGACGACAAGCTGTCTAAGCTTAACGGATATTACGTCCGCTATTCTGACGATACGCTGTTCGTAGGTGAAGACTATGAGAAAGCCATGGATATCATGAAGAGCGAGCTGGAGATGATGCAGATGACGCTCAACCCTAAGAAAGTTGAGTATCTTGACGCTAATCACTGGTTCAAGTTCCTCGGGTATTCCATCAAGGGTCACAATATATCTCTGTCGTCCACACGTATCAAGACCTTCCAGAAGGAGATTGAGAAGAGGACGATAAAGAAGCGTGACACCACGATGACGAAAGCCATAAATGCTGTCAACAGATATCTCTACAAGGGGTTCTGCGATTACTCCTGGGCTACTCAGGTTCTTCCGGTCATGAATGTAAAAGAGGACATCGACAAGCTCAACACCTTCGTCATGGACTGCATCCGTGCGGTCAAGACAGGTAAGAAGAAAGTCGGTGGTCTCGGATACGTGAAGACTCAGGCTGTAGGTTGTATAGACCGAGGCAGAGGAAGGAACGTGAAAGCCAACAGGGGTAAGACAGAGAGCGAAATCAAGGGGTATCTATCAATCGGTTGCGCTCAGAATGCCTTGCGAACGAGCAGGGCAGCGTACAACACATTAGTGAATACTCTGTAGATGAGCATCCTAGCGCAAGGAACTGCCGGAATGAAGATACGAGGTTTTAAATATCCCGGTTGCGGAGTGCATGGGCCTCCATCTCTATGAGATGGGCCCTACGCTCGTCCTAAACCGGACATTATCAATCTGATAAAGCTATGCGCAGTATCTTCTGACCGGCAGACTCTGTAACCGAGCACACGGACGTGGAAGAAGGACGGACAGATTCAGGCTAGCGCCTCGAAGACATCATCCGTTGGGACCGAGTTATCCAAGTTTGCAACTTGAGACACCTCGGGCCCCTCGTATGACGCACAAGGCGAAGCACATCAACAAAGTACAGAAATGTGACGGTCCGTATGACTTCCACCGGTGGCGCACACCACCACTACATGACGGATGGCAGAAGTTTATGCCACAGGTCTCTTAACCAGAACTCTGGATCCTGGACGACGTCGTATCCTTACGACGTCCTGGATCCTGAATTCTGGCGAATCCTGTGTCAAATCAGAAACATAAAGTATTGTGCCGAGCCATCGGTCAGGGAATCACCCGAGCACGAGGGTAGTCTTAAGAGGAGAGCAGGATTTACGGAACTGTTACGAATCTCGCCGGCCTCCCCGGAACGCTATCCGGGTACTCCGGCGATACATAACAGCTCAGATCAAACTACTAGAGCTACGTGTCACGCTCTCAGATGAAGACAACGTTATTGCCAAACGAGGTACACGAGGAGGAATTCTTTATGTCGCGATCTCTGTATCAACGCGATATGGCTGGTGATACCAGCTATCTCGCGTATTGCAAGATCCCTCAATCGTCAAGATAGAGGAAGGCAACAGACCTATGAGTGTACCTGCAAAAACCAAATGGACATTGCAGTCCGCATAGCCAAGAGTAGAACAGATTCAGTTGCATGTAATGTGACAACGGGACACAACCTGGCGGTTGCCCGGTACGCGTCCCGTTCTTATACATGCAATAATCAAGACGATATAGGAATGCAACACTCTACTGAGACTATGCTATAGCTATTGCGAGCCGAATGGTGCGCAAGGAGAATCGATTGTAAATACAGTATTCAGCATCCTGAGAATCACTGGATTATATCCAGGAAGTCTCAGGACTATAATACTGTATATATCAAAAGCATATAGTTACGCAACAGATTCTCTGAGCGCACTCCTATTAACCAATATATTAGAATTATGGAGAAAATAACATTCAATCAACTGAAAGAGGATTACTTCAACGATGATGTATGTATGGCAGAAGTTCTTGCAAGTACACCTGCTACAGGCTTAACTATTGAACAGGCATTCTACCTATATATACGAGCTAAGAATTGGAGTGATAAAGATGAGTTTGAACTCTATAGCGAGGGAGATTATTATGACTTGGTTGAAGAAGCCAAAAATATGGAGCTATAAAGCTCCATTCCTATTAACCAATATTCAAGAATTATGACATACGATGAGATTATCAATGCAGTTGAGAATGGTGCGAAGTTCACCATCAACTTCCAGAAGAGAACCTGTAGAGTGAACGGAAAGGTAGTGATGTCCGAGGAAGACAAGCCTAAGGACACACCTTACCTGACCCCAGAGGTAGTATTTGTGGGAATTGAGCAGAGATATGCAGCGTACAAGCATTCTGTGCCGTCAGAACGCTCCGAATCCCACCGCCGCTACTACTTCAAGGCTTTGCCTGAGAAAGAGCTCTCAGACGAAGATATGATGTACGGTGAGCGACGTGAGCTGGCTAGATGCAAGCTTGAGCTGTACGTACTGATTCAGCTACTCAGAGGCAACCTCTGGTGGGACAGCAAGTGGGGTACGTGGTTCTGGTGTTCGGAGAACGACAAGGACCTGATTATCCTCAGAGACTGGATTGAGCCAAACAAGGGTGGGGCGTAAGCCTCATCCACAAGAGTTAAATAAATTTTTAGTATAACCAATTTAAATTATTTGAATTATGAAGCAGATTGTAACAATCACTGGTGAGAACTTGAACATCGTAACTAACAATGTAGAGGCTACAGCAGCTACCGGTAAGAAGACCAAGGCGCAGATGCGTCTCGAAGCTCTTAAGGAAGCAGGTGTTGATACTAGTAAATATTTCACCCTCGGTGATGATCAGCTTATAAAAATCGAAAATGGTGCGGCTATTCCTGTTGATATGGACGATGCAACCATCGATGCGGTAGGCAAGCAGATTGTCGAGGGTGGATATGTAAGTAACTGGAAGCTCTTCCGTCGTTGGGTGATGAGTCAGATGTTCCACATGTTGCGAGACATGGATAAGAGTTATCTGTCATTCAACGAGGTGTTGCAGCGCAAGGGCTACGAGTATCAGTGGCGCATGCTTGAAAATGAGCTCTACGCTCAGATGAAGATGTGTGACCACAAGGACTACGAGAACACCAAGGCGAGATATCGCTGGTTCAACGGTTGCGTAGCATACGATATGGCTATTGACTACATCAAAAAGCTCAGAAGCTACATTGACGACAAGTGCATCTACACTACCAAGAAAGACAAGGATGGAAACGAGAATAAGACATATAAGCATACCTGCAAGGGTAATCCTTATATCCGTCTTCAGAACGAAGACATCTTCGTCGACGACTTGGAGAGAAAGGTATACAATCCTCTCCGTGACCTTGCCAACAAGATGGCTACTGTAGAAGACTACAAGGAGCTCTACGATGCCGTTCGCGAGTTCAACAAGAACCGCAAGCATCTCGCATGGAATACCAAGCAGGCTGATGCGTTCATTACTGCCTACAAGGGTTCAGGTTCCTACTACACGATGAGAAACCTCATCATGTTCCACGGAGCAAGATTCATGAAGAACGGACGAAAGATGTCAGAGACCAACTCATTAAAGGAGCTTGAGTCTAAAGCCAAGCTCTACGATGAAGAGGGTTGGAGAATGCTCGGTGTTCTCAAGCAGCTTATCAAGGAGTCCAACATCGACGTCAAGGGCAAGATTGACGAGTGGCACAAGGCTAAGGTCGAGAAGGTAATCACCCGTAAGTAGTAAGGTTCGCCGCCTATGGAATGGTGGCCCGGCAAAGATGTTTTACGTTAGCTTCTGCAACGAGAGGATCTCCTCCAGTGCATTCACTGGAGGAGATCCTTCGAGCTAAAGCTCTCCCGATCGAACTTTTACAGCAAGGCGCCAGCCGGGAGCCATTCTAGCCAAAAGTCGGTTACTGATTCGGTAACCGATTCAATGTCTAACCAACAAAATGAAGGATTATGAAAGAGATTAATGTAGACACAAGAAAGTATATAAAGGCTCCTATTGATGGAAAGAATGTCGTTGAAGAATCACTTCTAGATTCTATCTTTGATGATTCGCAATATCTTAGCAACAAGTTCTCCTTGGGATTTGTCAGAGGTGTACCTACGATGATAGAGTATAATGGAAACTATCTATCTATTAAGAAGCTACGCCCATGGAGCACATCAGAGTGGGGCAGAGAAATTGTCAAACGACTAACAGGCGAGTCCAATAATAACATATATTGTTACGAGACGAAGCAGTATCTCGACGAGCGTCAGGCAGAGCCTTTAATCTATACATTCTTTCTGGGTATAGACTACCTTACTGTAAGATTTCACTACAATGTAAAAGTAGATGAAGATTAGCCAACATGTCAGTCGTTAGCAGCGGCTGACTACTCATATCATAACTAAATTTTGTTTAAATGGTTCAAGCCGGTCTGTCGTGAGACACGCCGGTTTTTTGTTCCACAAGTTTAACCAATTTTAAATTAGAATTATGAGTAGAAATTACTGGACATTAGGTAAGGAAGGAATGAAGACTCGTCTGTCAAAGGCACAGGCAGCTTACGAGAACGCATTGGAGAATGTAGAGAACCTGCACGTCAAGATCAGCGATGGCAACAACAAGTTGGGAGCAATCCCATCTGTATCGCTTATCCCGGTCATGGATTGCGGTAACTGTGCAATCTGTGCCAAGAGCTGCTATGACCTTCGCAACGACATGATTTACAAGGAGGTCATCAAGACGAGAGCTATCAATTCTGCCATCCTCCACGAGGATCCTGAACGATACTTCAAGGAGATTGACGGGTATCTCGACTACAGATTTCCTAGAGCCTTCCGATTCCACATCGGAGGCGACATACAGGACAAATGGTATTTTGACAAGATGTGCGAGATTGCACGCAAGCATAAGGATACCAAGTTCCTGGCGTTCACGAAGATGTTCGATGTGTGTAACCAGTACCTTGATGATGGAAACGTCATTCCTGAGAACATGCACATCTTATTCAGCGGATGGCTTGGTCTCAAGATGGATAACCGCCACGGATTTCCGGAGGCGCATCCTATCTTCGAGAGCGGTACATCAGCACCGGAAGGAACGTTGCTGTGTACCGGAAACTGCACAGAGTGCCTGAAGGAAGACAGACTATGCTGGTCCATCGGCAAGGGCCAGGCGGTAGGATTCCTTGCACACTAGCCAAAATCCTCGTCAGTAATGACGGGGTACTATGTTTAACAAATTAAAATTTTGAATTATGGCAACAGTAGTACTCGACGCTTCTAAAATCATAGAAAAGAAGGGTCTAATTAAGAGAAAATTAAAAACAGGAGAGCTTAATAAGATTGTAGAGAATTTCTTCATGACCCATGAGGCAAAGGATACAATTCTTCTTACCCCGAAAAGATTCATAGAAATGGAGAACCCACCTGAGGGAGACTACATCGATTATCTCGACGTTAGTATATGGGAGAAGAAATGCGATGACCCGAATGATCCGTTCGACTTCATTAGCTATCAGTATATGAAGAAGAGTGGAATGCTTCGTCCAATCCTTGTGGTAAACGAGCCTATAATTAGAGAAGCTGCCGTTTGGCTGAGAGATTATTGCCACTTCGATGTGAAGAGCAGAACACGAAAGAAGAAGAAAGAATATATCGTGTCTCTGCCGGTTTGAAGCCAAACAAGGCGTGGAACATTATTTGTTTCACGCTCCTAGTATTAACCAATTAAATAGAATGATTATGGAAGAAAAAATCGAAAAATTCAAGGAATTGATGAAAGCAAAGCATAACTGCCAGTTTTGCCTTGACCATGTTACAGGAAGTGCGGACATGCACGGATTGGTATATTGGGCAGAGAGAGTCGAGAAATTGAGACAGGAGGTAGCAGAGATGTTGTAGCCAAACAAGCCTGCCAGGAATGGCGGGCATCAAGTTAAACCAAAATATTAAGATTATGGATAGAAAAGTATTGAAAGACAAGATTGATGAGTTGCGTTCAACAGCAAAGATGGAACTTGCATGCACCATCCGTGAGATAATGAGAGAGCACAATGTGCAGAAGAAAGAACTTGGCTGGCCTGTAGTTGTCAACAATAGCAGTCTTGTAGATATTGTAGAGGTAGGTAGTGGTGATACCGACATCCCGGTTTTCACCATAAGTGTCGGTGCCGGCTATTATAAAGAACCTCACAAGGTAGGTGCATTGGACGATAGCATATCGGTCGAGCTACTCGCTGATATTGCGACCGGATTGAATAACGAACTGAGTGGATACGTCAGCACTTATGTGGCAAAGTACAGATTCATCTATGAAGACGGAACTACTGCTGACATGGATAAGCCTTATGTGTTCCTCGCAGAGTCAGAAAGCGATGCCAGGGATAAGGCAGAAGACTACCTGGAAGTATGGAATAACTGGAATGAAGATACGATAGAACTCGTATCAGTCGAGAAGCAGGCTGCTTCGGAAAGTTAATTTAGCGTTAAAAACGGCAAAGATGATGGTTTATTTTATAAACTTTCGTATCTTTGCCACTAATAACCAAAATAATAGAATTATGACAGAAGAAATAAGAATCAAGACTAGAGACTGGGAGAGACTTCTGAGTCCCGTCCAGCAGGAGAAGTACAAGCTCGCTATCAAGCAGGGATGGTTCTCAAACTACCACGACAATTCGTGGAGGCACGGCACGTTCTACGGAGCGTACATCTGGAAATACCCTAAGTTCATCAAGGTCGTGAGAATGTTCGAGGAGATGCTGGGACATAAGCCATTATGGGAAGACATCACGGACGACAACCTTCGCGACCTCTTCGAGAAGATCCAGGAGAACTACGCTCCTAACTCGGCAAGAACCGTATGTGCAACCATCAAGGCTGTGATACGTGAGAACGATGCTACCAGGGAAATTCCTAGTCCTACGTTCGGCAGAATTCTCAGAGCGAAGGCTGTACCGGTCCAGTCTGTATATCTCTCTGATGAGGAGATAAACAGAATCATCAAGTACAATCCGAAGGGGCAGACGAAGAGATACGTTCAGCGTATGTTCCTGATGGAGTGCCTCTGCGGTGCGCGTTACAGCGACTGTCAGAGAATAACTCCTGATAACATCGACGACACCGGGCACTTCCTCGTGTATGTTACTCAAAAGACAAAGACTGAGGTAAGGGTTCCACTTCACAAGAAGCTCCGTCCGTTCCTCGTATGCGGTACTGGTGACGAACCTCTTCCTGGAGAAATCAGCGAGATGACCTTTAATAGAACTCTTCGTGACATCTGCCGCGACTGCGGAATAGATACGAATACGAAGGTGTTCAAGGCAGGTAGAGAAGAGACCGGCAAGAAGTACCGCTTTATATCATCCCATACTGGCAGACGTTCGTTTGCTACGAATCTATCGAAGAAGGGTGTGCCGTTGGAGCAGATTGCCGTCATGATGGGACATACCAGCAATGGTAAGCCGAATATCCAGATGACACAGCGCTATATTGTAGGCAAGACAGAGATTGACAGTAATACGCTGAGGTTGTTCGGCGTCTACGACAAGGACGACGAGCCCGATGAGGACTAAGCCAAACTGGAGGTGGTCAATAGCCATCTCTTGCTATTATTAACTAAAAATGAGGAATTATGAAAAAAGAAGAAGCGATAGCTTATAAGGAAAATCTCAAAAGTATGACAAAAGGTGAGCTTATCAAGAACTCCATGTCATTAAAGAGAAGGCTCGATAAGCTCTCTGGCATCTGCGATGTAGAAGATACGTACAGAGCGATGATAGAGAAGGGACAGGCAGAGCGCAAGGCAGAAAAACTTGAAAAGGAAGTTTCTTGCGTATCCGAAATCATCAAGAAGGAGCTCATTAGAAGAAAGGTGCGCTTCGAACCTTGGTTTTCGGCAACCCAGCTCACAAATTTACTGATAGATAGTATTAACCAATAAATTATAGAATTATGTTAACAGGAATTTCAGAGAATTTGATGGAAGAAGGAAAGAAGCAGTGTGAGGAGAAATTCAAGCAGGAGCTTCTTGATGTTTGGAAGGATGCGGCTGAGTACAAGATCAAGACGTACGACGACTTCGCTTACGATCTGCGAATGCTTAACGATCGTTATGTTGATGAGATGGAAGACTTTGAGGAGTTCCCTTCAGACATCGTTTTGGAGAGCGAGTATGACAGCATCGAGAAGTTCAAGGAGAAGATGAGCTTGCAGGTATATGCCCTGGGCCATCTTGATTCTATCTATGGGATCAAATGCGAGGTTCCGCTTGATACCGAAAAGCTTGCGATTCCATTCCAGGTTATCTTCGGCGAGAAATAGTTGTTAAGTGCGGGAAATAAGATATTTCTAGTTTTTCATAGCTAGATTGTTTAAATGAGTGTCCTCTCTTGCCCGTGAGGGTAGGAGGGGATTTTAAAAACGGCCCCGATTAGCCAAAAATAGGGAGCTTCGGCTCCTGCAATTAATAACCAAGCCCTACGCAACACGGTTAAGCGGAAAGTTATGATTACAAAAGATTTAGCAAAACAACTCATTGAACAAGCAGAGTATAATTGTTCTGGTGAAAAAGTAGCATACACCATAGACGACATACAAGGATTAAGCGAAGGCGGTTCGTATCTCGTCTTTGCGTCTTCAGAGTACAGCAAGACTTCTTTTGTTTGCTACGAAGACGGTACAGCTTATTTCCTTAACGATTGGCAGGGCAGCTACCCTAACAATGAAGAAGAAATAGCCGAGTATAATAACTGGGTTACGATAGACTGGAAGGAGTCTCCCGTTATATTAAATGGTCTTCCAAGAGTTTTGTTCGATTTATAAAATATAAGCCCTCGACAACACGGTCAAGTCTATAATATGAAGAAAATGGAAGTTAGAACATTAGAGCAGTTGGTTGATTTTATCAATGAGCGCGATGAATGGTCCACCGATGTAACTGACATCATTGAGAGTAACGGATGGCAAGACATTACGGGCGAAGAGCGTGGCGTGTGTCTTGATGCAGAAGGCAATGAAATGGTTATCATCAATGACAAAGGTCAGGCAGAAATCAATTATGACCCTAAGTCTTGGTATGGTGTGGAAGAGTAATAATCATTAAGCCCTCGCCAACACGGATAAGGCATAAGCATGAAGAAGATTTTATTTCTGTTGATGTTTGTCCTTGCAACAGCATCATCATTCGCGCAGGAGAAGCATCCTTACTACTGCACCATTAGCGGTACACGCAACCTTGCGAATAAGATTAGACTAGATCTTGAATGGGGCGAGCAGAAGCAGCTCGTAGCCCTTCGTGACGAGAACAACAAGAAGATTGAGTTCAACAACCTCACCGACATTCTCAACTACATGTCAGCGAGAGGATGGCAGTTCGTTACCGAATTGAATTATGACGGACATATCCATTACCTTCTGAAGAAGGATGTCTCTTCCCCGGAGGAGGCTAAGCAGGGACTTCGCTTCGACACAGACAAATAGCAACACAACTAGCCGTCTATCACATTTCTGATAGGCGGCTAATTCATTTTCCAAGACCAGTTCTTTGAACCGATTTTGAAATTTACCACGAAAAACACGGAAAAGCCACACTATTTTCTTAAAAAGAGTTAATGTAAATATTTGGTACTTTAATGAATGACACAAATCCCTGTTTTTACTTCAATCGAAACATATAGCTAAATCAGCCCTTTCGGGAACTTTGTTTTTACTTTTTACTTGAATGAGTGGAATTTTGGCATAAATCGGACTGTTGCAAGGGAAGAAAAGATATTGTACTTTTGCAATGCAAGTGAAAAGTGTAGAGGCTGAGTAGTGAGCACGAAAGGAATCATAAACGCTATTCGGATTGGCAACCGTATGAGCGATCACATATATGCCAAAATATAACTCCGATGGACTAACCTCTACCTCTGGTCCGTTGGAGTTTTTAATTTTAAATGAGGTAATGAAAAATATCAGAATAGGAATTCAGCAGGCACAGATTGCACTGAGCGATGATAATCGTTTGGTGGCGTTTTGCTTTGCCCTTAAGATAAAGTTCCTGTTCCGTTCTTCAGACCTTCATTTTGGAACAACAAACCAGGCAGCAAATGCTCTTGGTTTCAACAAGAAAGATTTCAAGCGATACCTGGATTCAGCTATTGAGTTCGGTTATTGCCGTATAGATACGAATAAGTTCGGTGTGAGAAGAATCATAGCGAACAAGATTCATGAGCGTTACAATTATAGCTACAAGACAAGACGAGGAGAAATAAGCAAACTCAGCCTACCGAACCTTAAGGGTCTTGTGCGCAAGGTTGTCGTGAGCAACAAGATTAATATTATCGAAGAAGTCATCAATACGCATGGTAGAGCTGTTAACGGGCACTCGATTAAAAGTGTACGCAACGCCCGCAAGATGGAAGCTCGTATGTTGAAGAAACCATTCGATGAGAAGTACACCGGAAGTTACTCAAACGCCAAGATGGCACAAGACATTAATGGTACGTTGTATCAGGCGAGAAAAGCCGTCAAGTCTCTCGTTAAGTCTGGAGCAGTACAAAAGATAATCCAATGCACAGAAGCGAACGTTGATGCGTGCCTATGCACAAACAATCAGAGTTTCCGTACGGCAGATGGAACACTCGTTATCATCTCTGCAAAATACAGAAAGGGACAACTTAGATGCGCCAACAAATACAAGACTCTCAAGAGCCAGATTTCGAAGGCGAAAAGCGGTTCTGATCAGAAGAAAATCGAGAGAAAAATGATAATGGGTAAAAAGTAACATATAATAATAGTAGTGGCAGAGGGAGATTCCGATGGAGTGAGCCTGAGCCTTTTTAAAAAGAATATTAATGTCATAAATTGTAGAGATTATGAGAAAAGGAAAGAAGGCGTATAATAAAAAACAATACGTCACAAACAGGAAGAAAGATGCATTAGATGACTACGACATCAAGAACTTTATGGTTGATAATGCCGTGATTGCTTCATTCGACTTTCTCGATAGGAGCAAGAGAGATTGGATAATCACCAGAAGATATGAGCTTCAAGACTCATCTCCCGTTTCCGAGAGACGTCTTGGACTGTTTCTTATCAAAAAAGGGTTCAATTTCATTCATCAGCGCCCTTTTGTGATTAACGGAAAGATTTATTTCCTGGATTACTACCTTCCTTTGCAGAGAATCGCCTTGGAGGTAGACGGCCAGTCTCACAACTATATCTTTTCAAAAGAGAGTGATACGATAAGAGATGCTGCTTTTTCTTCCATAGGCATTAAGACGTACAGAATATCCAGCGACGAGACTCGCCGAGAGAAGTATATTGATACGTTCCTGAGAGCTAGTGGAGTGAAGTTTCCAAAGGTATTAAAAGCGAAAAATAAGAAATATAATACGAACGAAATGTGACCGAAAATCACATTTGCATAAAAATATTAATATGAGTAATATAGCTTTGACAAAGACAAGTAATCCATCGGATATCGAGCGTTACTTCCGTGGTATTTTGGAGTTAGACAAGCAGAATAAGGAGTTTTCTGTGAATCTTGATGATGTGTGGCAGCTTGCTTACGAGCGAAAGGATAATGCCGTACGTGGTTTGAAGACCAACTTTATTGAGAATGTGGACTTTATAGTTATCCGCAATAATGCGGAAAACTCCGGCGTTGGTAGGCCAACTGACGATTATTATCTCACCTCTGCCTGCCTGGAATATTTTGTTGCTCGCAAGGTTCGTCCGGTATTCGAGGTTTACAGAAGAGTTTTTCATCGTGCTATTGCGCAAGTTCAGCAGACATCCTTACAGGAACAGGTTCAAGCAAACCTTACTTTTGCCGATTGGACCATAAAGACCCTCAATCTCAACGAGGCAAGCAAGATATGCTGGGCAAAGAAGATTGCCGAAAAGTTCGATATTCCTACGGATGCACTTCCTTCAGGTGTTAATGCCGGCACAGAGGCTCCTACGCTCCACGCAGCGAAAGACCTTCTTAAGGAGAACAATATTCCTCTCACCTCCGTCGCATTCAACAGAATCCTGATGAAGAAGGGAGTCATCCACGAGGCTACACGCCCTAGCAGGGATAAGAACAAGCCTTGGAAGTGGAAGGTGCTCAACAAAGGCTTCGAGGGTTTCGGCCAGAATATCCAGGATCCGAACTTCCAGTCTCAGACCCAGATCAAGTGGTACGACAACAGATTTCGTGCTCTCCTGAGTTATGTTGGCATTGAGGTTCCTCAGTCGCTCGGGTTCTAAAAGGACGTAAAATCCGTCCTTTTAGATTATAATGTCAGATTTTCCGACATTTGAAATATGGGATTTTCCCATATTAAAATCAAAATGTGAGAAAATCTCACGTTTAAAATATAAACAAAAACTAATTACGTAGAATCTACGTGTTTACATAAACAAAATATTGAGATTATGAACAAGAAACTAAGATTGCTGGTGACTGCAAAGTGTCACAACAAGTGTCCTATGTGCTGCAACAACCAGTTCGACTTAGAGAAGATTCCGGTAGTTGACAGACTGGACTATGATGAGATTAGTATTACTGGTGGAGAACCTATGCTGCCAGGTAGCAGCCAAAATGTAATATGGCTTGTTGAGGGAATTCAAGCTGCTCAGTACGCCATGGGCTTGCCTAAATCGAAGTTCTACCTCTATACTGCATTCTTCGATTTTGACATTCTCAGAGATTGCAGCTACGAGTTCGACGGAATCTGCCTGACCCCTCACAAAAAGGTGGATATCGGGGAGTTTATCGACATCAACGCAAAGATGCTTGAGCAGAAGAGAAATGGAGAGCTTAACGACTGTTTCGACCCTGACTGCTCCCTCCGTCTCAACCTCTTCGCAGACATTAAGGCTCTTCTCCCTAAGGACATCGACCTGTCTATGTGGAAAGTGAAGGACATGGAGTGGGTGAAGGATTGCCCGGTTCCAGAGGGCGAGGACTTCCGAAGAATCAAGGAGCTGTTCTAGTGGATAATTTTTAATATTTAAAATATGAGTGTAAAAAACATTATTTTGGCATCAGTACTCGCAATAGTAGTACTCGCCGCAGGTTCAGTTATCGGTTGTTATTTCCATTACAACAACCAGGAAATCTCACTTCGCCAGCAGTCAGAGGCTCAGCGTGGCAAGATTGAGGGTGTTCACGACAAGATGTGGAAGGTTCTTCAGCAGAAGGCACAGGTTACGGATGAGTACAAGTCCGCATTCGAGTCCATCTATCCGAAACTTATCGAGGGCAGATACTCAAAGGGAGACGGCTCTCTTATGAAGTGGATCAAGGAAAGTAATCCTAACTTCGACGTTTCGCTATACAAGGACCTCATGCAGTCCATAGAGATTCAGCGCTCCGAGTTTCAGACATCACAGGAGAGAATGCTCGATATCATCCGGGAGCACGAGACGCTCGTGAAGACATATCCGGCGAAGTGGTTCGTATCTGACACCAAGCCTATCGAATACAAGGTTATCTCCTCATCCAAGACAAAGATGATCATGCAGCTTGGAGAGGATAACGACGTAGACCTGTTCAAGAAATAACAGCTTATGGAAATATTCATATTCCTAATCCCATTCGTGGTTGCTGCTTTCCTGTTGATTTTCTTCAGGAAGCAGACCACCTGGTGGGAATACGCAGTACTCATTGTTCCATCCATCCTCATAGGCATCCTCATGGAGTTCGTGTTCAAGCAGTCCAATGCTGCCGACACGGAGTATCTCGGAAGCTATGTGACAAGAATCCGTCATTATGACGCATGGAACGAGTACATACACCGCACGTGTACGAGGACTGTTGGAAGCGGAAAACACCGCCACACCCAGATATACGATTGTTCGTATGTCGAAAATCACCCTGAGCGCTGGACTTATTTCGATGCTAGAAATAAAGAGGAGTACTTTATGACCGACAACGAGTTCAATGTCGTCAGAAAGATTCTTGGAACCCAAAGCGTGTTCATTGATATGCACAGGGATTACTACACTAAGGATGGTGACGCTCAGGAATGGGCGTGGGATGGATCCATTGAAAACTCGTACACATTATCTTCCGAACATGATTACAAGAATAAAGTCAAGGCCTCACGTTCTATCTTTAAGTTTGAGGATATTGATTATCAGCAGGCACGCAAGCTTGGACTGTTCGAGTACCCGGATATTGTTCTTTATGACCAGAACCCTGTGCTTGGACTGAAGATTCCGAAGAACCAGGAAAAGGCGATGAGGTGGCTGAACGGATACTACGGCGAGCGGAAGCAGTTTAGGGTATTCGTTCTGTTCTTTACAAACAAGCCGGAAGAAATCGTTGAAAAACAACGCTCATACTGGCATGGTGGCAACAAGAATGAACTTGTCGTGTGCGTCGGTATTGACAAAAACAAGAATGTCAAGTGGTGCAACGCATTCTCGTGGTGCGACAGTCCTGTCGTAGGCGTAAAGAGCCGAGACTGGTTTATGAGCAATCCTGTAAATCTCGAAAAGTACGCCGAGTATATAGGTCCTATTGTAGAAAAGGAATGGCATAGAAAGAACTTCGAGGATTTTGATTACCTTACCATCGAGCTTACTGATGGACAGTACTGGGCTATCATAGTTCTCCTGTTGATATTCAATATCGGAATGAGCTTCTGGATTATTTCTAACGATTATAAAAACGATTTGTAGCGTGTCAACAACCCACAGGTTAAAGACCTGTGGGCTTGAAAAAGCCCAAGTTGATTAGCCTAAGCACTTCGGGTGCTACGTTAGGAGAGAATATATAGGCACCAACGGATGTTTGTTCAAGTCTGTTGCTCTGCGGTCAGTGATTAAACAGTTCTGTGAGGTAGGAACAGTGTTGCTGACAAAAAACCTTTCCATAACATTGGCGATGAGCATTTAACGGAGAAATCCGACTTACAGTAAAATTAAAAAAAGTAAAAAACGAATGGTTTATGTAATAGGCAAAGAAGGACAGGCACTTATGCCGACTGAAAGATTTGGCAAGGTGAGAAGATTATTGAAAAATGGTCTTGCTCACGTTGTATGCCGTATCCCATTCACAATTCAATTGGATTATGAGACAACTTATTTCGTTCAGCCCATAAGTTTGGGTGTAGATGCTGGTAGTAAACATATCGGCATTTCGGCAACAACAAGTGAGAAGGAATTGTATGCAGCAGATGTAGAACTGAGAAATGACATTGTGGAGAAACTATCTACTCGTAGAGAACAAAGAAGAACGCGTAGAAATAGATTACGTTATCGTAAGGTTCGTTTTAACAACAGAGTATCTTCAAAACGCAAAGGTTGGTTAGCACCATCTGTTGAAAACAAGATTCAAACTCACTTAACTGTTGTAGAAAAAATTCATAAGTTCCTACCAATAACTAATATCGTAGTTGAGACTGCTTCATTTAACATACAAAAGATTAAGAATCCAAGTATATCAAGCGAAGAATATCAGAAGGGCGAACAGCTTGGCTTTTGGAACGTCCGCGAGTATGTTTTGTTTAGGGATAATCATACTTGCCAACATTGCAAGGGTAAGAGTAAAGATCATATCTTGAATGTACATCACATTGAAAGTAGAAAAATCGGAGGAAACTCTCCAAGCAATCTAATCACGCTATGTGAATCTTGCCATAAGGCATATCACAATGGTAAGATAGATATAAAGGTAAAACGTGGTGCATCATTCAGGGATGCAGCATTTATGGGGATTACTCGTTGGACTACATACGAGAGGCTAAAGAATATCTATCCTAATGTAAATATGACTTTTGGATATATCACAAAGAACAATCGTATCACTAATGGTCTACCAAAAGACCATTATGTTGATGCAAGATGTATAAGTGGTAATTCTAAAGCAAAACCGCTTGGGTATTATTTCTACCAAAAGAAAGTACGTTGTCAGAATAGACAAATACACAAGGTTAATTTCTTGAAAGGTGGTAGGAAGAAGCTCAATCAAGCACCATTCTTGGTAAAAGGGTATAGGTTGTTTGACTTGGTTGAATACCAAAATGATTTGTATTACATATTTGGGAGAAGAGATAGCGGATTCTTTGATATTAGAAAATTGGACGGAACAAAAGTAAACAAAGGTTCTATCAGTTGTAAATACATACGATTGGTAGACATCAGAAGAAGTGTATTAACAGAAAGAAGGAAAAGTTGCTCAATTCCTCCCACAAACTAAAGATTTGTGGGTTTCCTTGAGCTAATTTTATGAAAGAAAGATTAAAAATGATTTTCGACCGCATCGACTTCTTTGTCGTGTGCATCGTCTTCGGGTGCTTCCTCACTGTAGCGGAGGCTTATATGGGATTCTGGAAGGGGTTTGCGCAATGCTTTATAATAACCTTCCTCATCACCGAAGTCTGCTACACTCTCCGCTGCAATGAGAAGCTGAAGAAGGAACTAGTAGAGATCAAATGGAAGATGAAGGATGCTGAGAGCGAACTGGAATCAGCCTATCGACAGATCACCAAAAAGAGCAAGGTTTCCAACTTTTATGACCTACTGAAAAAGCTATGGAAGGAAAGATGGGAATGCGAGCACGCCAAGGTGCTTTACTGCAAGCGAAGGATAACATCGAAACAGCTTGTCGATGCGATGAATCATGCAGAGAAGGAGTGCGGCGAGATTTCAGATAAGATCTCTGAGCTTACCAAGGAATTGAACGAATTATACGCTAAAAAATAGCGGTTTTCTTGCATATATCAGAAAAAGTTCGTATATTTGCACTAACACATTCAAATAGCACTCTTCCGCCCGGCGTTCGGACTCACTCCCGGAGCCGGGCATCTCTTTAGGATTTTGAATTATTCGTCATAAGCAATTATTAGGTTATAGGTTTGCCCCACGTCATTTGCAGATGGCGTGGGGATTTTCATTGTTAACCATTGTTCAGATAGTCGATGACTTTTCGGTTCGCCTCGTCAACTGCCTTGTTGTCGTATTTGACATAGATGGCTGTAACCGTCTTCTCCCATACGGAGTGACCCAGCGCTCGACCGATTGTTTCGAGTGAAATACCTATCTCTGACGCAAACGTCGCCCAGCTATGCCTGTTGTAGTACGAAGACATCTTGCTGTCAATAGGGTGAGGTGATGACTTTCTCATATCCTTAGGATCCTTCGGACCAATCCTTCTCAGCGTACGGTTCATATTGTTCGTGAAGTGGTCCACGTCGAAAGTTCCTGCGTCTTCGAAGAATCTGAGCAGGTACTGCGGCTTTCTGCTGCGGTATCTGCTTATTATCTCCATAGCCTCTGGCTCCACCTTAATGTCGTACAATCTACCTGTCTTGTTTCGGTAGTAGCTTATCCTACCATTGCGGAAATCCTCCTTCTTTAGCGTCAGAAGGTCCGAAACATTGATACCTATGAGGTAGAACCCCAACATGAAGAAATCGCGGTACAGAGCCTGCTTGCCGTGTAATTTGGCATCCCTAAGTTCTCTCATCTGCTCCAGTGACAGACAGCGCTTCCTTGTTTCCTCCTTTTTGAGCTTGATATAGTGGAACGGAAAGTTCTGCGTCTTACCATCATCGATGGCCTTCTTGAAGACTGCCTTGATGTGTGTGATGTCGTTCGAGATACCATTGACCTTCCTTCCCTTATCCATCTCATGCCTGATGAACCCTTCAAGCCAGTCCTTGGTTATGGTGTTGAAACTGCAATTACCGTCGTATGCCTCTACGCATCGGTAGGTCCTATCATAGCTTCTCCTGGTATTCGGCCTCTCTCTTGTATCAGCGAATGCCTTCATAAAACTGAGGAACGGAGACTTGTCTTCTTTCTTTGATCCCGTACAGATCTCCTTCAGATGCTCCTTCATCATATTCGGCGACTCGTCATGATGGTCAAGGATATAGCTCTCACACTTGGCATACAGCTCCGCAAGTCTTCTCGTCTTCGCTTTTGCTGACTTGTCAGACTTCGGAAACATCATGCCGCTGAACTTCTCGGTCGTCTGCAACCCGGTGTAGACATAGAACCTCTTCGTCATGTGGGTTACCGAGAAAAATACCTTGTTTGTCTTTGACTCTACATATACCTTCATAGCGATGATTTCTTTTGTAATCCTTCACTTTACATGCAAGTAGCACTTGCATATTACTTGCAAAAAGCACCCTCGAAATACCTTAAAACACCATTTTTGTGGTATTTTCATGTAAAATAAACGGATTGTTGTTTTACTACTATTGCTGATACACAGAGACTTACAGAGTTAGGATGCCCAATTTTTCATATCAATCTTGCCATCCTTGGTCTTGGGGCGACCACGTTTTCCAGTACGTGGACCAGCATAGACATAAAAGAGACAAGCATTGTCGCGAAAGCG